CCACAGGTACTGTGGCAAACACATTTGGTGGCGTGTCCGACACTGTGTACTTACAAACCGTCTAAGGAATAACTATGGCCTCATCTAGAGTTGCAAACAAACTGCCCAGTCAATTTGGAAGCATTCTGCTGGCTGTAGTTCCTGCGTTGAATTTGAATGCAACAGGCGATACGTTTGTTGCATTTGCCGACACTCCAACCAAGTTTCGGATTCGTGCCATTGCCATGACCAATGGTTCGATCAATCCAACGACTGCTCGCTTTACCGTGCAAACGGCAGCGTCAGCAGGTGGTACTGCAATCGTAACTGCTGTTACTCCAGCGTTAGCATCTTCTGCTGTTGTACAAGACTTGAGCATTGCGTCTACAAACGCATTCTCTCAAGCGTACTTGTACATCAACGTGGGTACAGCGCAAGGTGCAGCAGCTACGGTTGATCTGTACATCTACGGCGATATTCTGACTGCATAACATGTGGGCAACAAATAACAGTCAACACGAACTGGAAGACGGCTTTGATGGCAAACGGATTTTGTTTCCTATCGGAGTCCCAGTAGAAATTGCGCCTGTTGTTTGTAATCACATATTTGGATATGGGGATGACAACAAAGTCCCCTATCTTCAACGACTTGGATGGATGAAGCACAGCGGTGAATTTGATAAAGCTCTTGAGCGATTGAATTCATTTAGCTTCTCTTCTTCTCGTCCTAATCTCCACGTTCTATCCCCCGTGGTTGACGCAAAGCCAGTCCCTGTGCCTCAAAAGCGTAGGGCTGGCGTTGTCCAAAAAGCCGCATAACATCATGAGGATGAAATGGTACTCTCTGACTACATCACGGAATGCCGGAGATTGCTTCATGATGCGAATGGCAACTTCTATTCGGATTCTGAACTAATAGACTACATCAATGATGGCCGTACTCGCATGGTGCGAGATACCGGTTGTTTGCGTACTTACCAAACATCAACTGTAGCGGCAAGCCAAGAAATTATTCTTACCTCTGCGTTGCCTAATGGCGTAAACACGCTAGACATTATTAATTTGAATTTGATCTGGGGTAATACCCGTATTGCATTGCAATACTTGCCGTTCACAGACTTCAATGCCCGTTTGCGGTACTACCAGAATTACATTGGTAGACCTATTGCGTATTCTATGTACGGCCAGACCAGTATTTATTTAGGCCCAGTGCCTGATCAGACATACACCATAGAGTTAGACACAATCATATTGCCTACGGCATTGACTACATCTTCTCCAACAGAGACCATACCAAGCCCGTATACGACTCCTGTAGCGTTTTACGCTTGCTATAAAGCCAAACACAAAGAACAGGCGTTTGGGGAATCAGAGATATTTAGACAAGAATACATCAATCAAGTCCGTGCGGTACTGTCATCGGTATTCACAAGACGCATCACAACACCTTATTTAGTGGGATAACAGATGACCTATCCAAATGTTTATGCAACTCAGACTGGCCCATTGGCTTTATCTGGCTTAGATGCTAACTTTTTGTATGCAGTTGACATTGCCAATGCTGCATTAACTGCTACGGCTGGTGGTTCGGCAGATGCTCTTACGGCAACTTACTCGCCAGCGCCAGCAGCTCTTGTTGCTGGTTTGACGTTGTACTTACGTGCGGCACAAGCTAATGCAACAACCACACCGCAATTCTCGCCTAATGGTTTGACTGGCAAAGTGATTGTCAAGAACAACAATCAAGCATTGGCGGTGGGAGATATTGCTGGTGCAGGTCACTGGTTGCAGTTGGTGTATGACGCAACCAATGGTGTGTGGGAATTAATGAATCCTGCAACTGTCGTTGGTGCGGTGCAAACTGGTGGTACTGCTAACGGTGTTGCTTATCTTAATGGCTCTAAAGTACTTACTACAGGCACAGGATTTGTGTTTGATGGCACTAATGTGGGGATTGGCACAAGTTCGCCCGGCACACAATTAAATGTTTATAAAAGTACCGCAACTGCTGTAAACATCAGACCTCAAAACTCACTTGGTTATGCTGATTTTGGCCTTCAAGCAGACGGAAGTGTTTACGGCCCATATGCATCACCTGCGGCTTCAACACAATTACTTGCAGGCACAGCCAACAGCAACCCATTTACGTTTTACACAAATGGCTCAGAACGTATGCGTGTTAATGCTGGTGCGCCAATTCTTTGTTTGTCTGGCGGCAACACATCTGCCACAGGAACAGGCATTGCTTTCCCCGCAACTCAATCAGCATCATCTGACGTAAACACGCTGGATGATTATGAGGAAGGTACTTGGACTCCTGTAATTAACCCTGCTGTTGGAACAGTTACAAGTTCAGTGGTTGCGGGAACTTATGTAAAAGTTGGTCGTCAAGTTACTCTTAACTATGATGCTCGAATTACGGGTGGAACAATTACTTCAGTTGCTTCTATTAGTGGATTCCCTTTTGCAACAGGGTCGGCTGCGGTAGCTGCATCAGGCTCTTGTCGTGAATACAATGCAGTTGGGCAGTTGTGGAATTTAACCGCTGGAGCTAGTTCAACCATTGCTGGATTAGTCAATTATGTTAATTCAACCACTGTTACTAACGCATATGCTTGGAGTGGAACATTTGTATACCAAACTACTTAAAAGGAAACCAAAATGGCAATCACCAAAGAAACAGCAGTAGACCAAATCACCGTAACTGAAAACGGCATTGTTCTCTACCGTGAAGCTACACGCATCATGGAGGACGGCAACGAACTGAGCAAGACCTACCACCGCAGTAGCCTGACGCCGGGTCAAGACCTTACAGGCATTCCTTCTAACGTAGTGGCAATTTGCAATGCGGCTTGGACTGACGAAGTTATTGCTGCCTATAAAGCTCAAATAGCTGCATCACAGCCCTGACAGCACGAATCACAGCATTGGAAGCTAAATGATTGATGATTTAGAAACAGAATTTGCAGTACATGAGGCTATTTGCGCCCAACGGTACGAAGCTATTCAAAAATCATTGGCTGATGGTGATAAGCGCATGACCAAGATTGAGTACCTGCTGTATGTGGTGATGGTTTGTGTGTTGTTTGGACCAGGTGTTGCCGCTGAGTTTGTCAAGAAACTTTTGGGGCTGTAAATTGATCCAATCAGTCTTTGTTTACTTGCAGCAGGGCTGGTCAAGAACATCCAGCAAGGCTGTGAGTTATACAAGCAAGCTAAGGAATCTTTTGTCCAAGTCAAGAGAACTGCTGATGAAGTGGTGGCAATTGGCAAGGAATTACACGGTTTCTGGGGTCAATTACGCAAGTTCTTTGGGGCAAAGCCTCAAGTCAAACCTGTTACCAAAAGCAAAAAGTCTGAGTTTGTCAGTGTGGACGAGACTTCAGTCAAGGTTGAGATTGTCAAAAACCTTACCGAATTCTTCAGACTCCAAGAACAGTTAGCAGCACACATAAGAGAAGAAGAAGAAAAGAGCAAGACGGTATACGACCCTGACCAGAACCACATGGAAGCCGCACTCAAGAGGGTGATGGCACAGCAAGAAATGGCGGCACTTGAGGTTCAGATCAGAGAAACGATGGTGTACCAAAGCCCTCCTGAGATGGGTGCTTTGTACAGCTCGGTGTTTGAGATGCGTGAGGTGATTCAAGAGGAGCAAGAACAAGCTAGGCTGGCACAAGAGGCCAAGGAAAGGTACAAGGGATGGCTACGCAGGGAAAGGCAAAAAGACCTCCAAGCAAAGTCAGCGTACCTACTCGGAACTTTGTTCCTCCTCCTGTACGTGTGGGCATGGTTTCTCCTGTTAAGTCATCTGGAGAGGAAATAATGGGATGGATTGCCTGTTGTGTGTTGGTGGGCTTTCTCTTGCCTTTGGGTGCTATGTTGTATCTGGATGTTCTAGAAACAAAGTACCAAGTCAAAGAGCAATTAGAAAAAGTAGAAAAGTTAAGGCGGGAAATTGAAAGGAAGAACCGTGACAAACAGCCTAGCAATATTTCTGACAATCCTGTGTTTGACAGGTTGCGAAGACCGTTATCGTTATCCCTGTCAAGACCCAAAGAACTGGGGAAAAACTGAATGCGAACCACCAGCGTGTGAGGCATCTGGCACTTGTACAAAAGATTTGATACCAAAGGACATCTATGACAAATTCAAGAAGAACACCTGAGGATTGGCACGCAATTGGGCAATTTGTTACTCAGATTGGCTTTGTTGCTTGTCTACTTGGCTCTGTATTTGGCGTACTTTATTGTTTTATCTTTGTAACCCAACCGATGATTGGTCAAGCAAAGAACGATGCAGTGCTGTTTGAGATTCTCAAGACTGTGTTGACCAGCATGATCTCAATCATTGGCACGTTAATGGCAGTTGGTCATGGAAGTGTTGCCACATCTACTCCTGTCAAACCACCTACCCCGCCAGTGCCGAGTGTTCCTGTCAGACCATTAAGTGTTGACGCACCTAGTAACAAGGTAGAAACCCCATGAGCGTGTTTAATCCTTATGTCTTGCTTGGCATCGTTTTGTTCATTCTGTCAGCGTTTGGCGGTGGATATTACAAGGGTGGACAAGATGAAGTGACTCGGCAACAATTAGAAATTGCCAAGTTAAATGCAGAAGCCAGACAAAAAGAGCAAGCATTGACTGCCGCTGTAAACGCCCAAGCCACACAATTGATGAAAGCCAATCAAAATGCAAAACTACTTCAACAAAAGCGGAATGCTGATATTGACTCTGGTACTCTCAAGTTGCGTGTCCAAACCAGTTGCCCCATACAAGCCGCCGGAGATACCGCCACTACCCCCAGAGATAGCGTTCAAGCAACAGCCGAACTTGACCGAGAGGTTGCTAAATCTCTTGTCGCCATCACAGACCAAGGGGACGCAAACACCCGACAGCTCAACGCCTGTATTGATGCCTACAACTCAGCCTACCAAACCCTAAGGAGTAAACCATGAACTTGTCCGAGAATTTCACTTACGAAGAACTTACACACACAGACCACAGAGAGTTTGACAACACACCCTCTGAAGCAGAGATGGCCAACTTGGTTCGCCTGGCTGCATTCTTAGAGCAAGTTCGTGATGTTTTGGGTGGCCGTGATATTCACATCAATTCAGCATTCAGATCAGCAGAAGTCAACAAAGCCGTTGGTTCTACCGACAAGTCTCAGCACCGTCATGGTTGCGCTGCCGACATTCGGGTTAAGGGTATGACTCCTGATGAGGTTGTGACTGCCATCATAAATGCGGGTTTGCCCTATGACCAGTGCATCCGTGAGTTTGATCGCTGGACACACGTATCAATTCCTAACACAGAAGATGCAGAACCACGTAATATGGCACTGATCATTGACAAATCTGGAACAAGACAGTATGCCTAGAAAAAAAGGCCCTAACTTATCCGTTGGTCGGGGAGAGAAACAGTCCGTTAGGGCGGGAGGTGGCTTGACTGCAAAAGGCCGAGCCAAGTATAACCGTGCCACTGGATCAAAGTTAAAAGCTCCTCAAAAGTCAGGGCCACGGCACAAGTCATTTTGTGCTAGAAGCAAGGGTTGGACGGGGGAAAGAGGCAAAGCAGCAAGAAAAAGATGGGGTTGCAGATGAAGACACCAAAAGCAAAACGTGGTTTGTACTACAACATTAACAAGAGGCGCAAGGCTGGTAAACGTGCCAAGAAACCTGGTCAAAAAGGTTATCCAACAGCCAAAGCGTTTAAACGATCTGCGAGAACAGCTAAAAAATAATGGCAACGCAAGAACAGAAAAAAGATTACCACGTCACTAAAGACTTTGATGGGGTGAACACCAAGGCCAATCGGACTTCTATTAAGGAGACTGAGTTTGCTTGGTTGGAGAATGCTATGCCTATTGGTCACGGCAACCTTAAATCTGTTCCTGCTCCAACAACAGTAGTGGGTGTCACGTTTGGTTCGACTGTGTATTACGCACAGTACGGCAATATTGGCACAACCAATTATTACTTGGCTTTTCAGACAGATGGCAGGTGTGAAGCCATTAACGTAGGAACAAGCGCCAAAGTAACAGTAGGTGCAGCCGGTACGTTCTCATCTTCTGGTGTCCAAGCCAGCCAATGGAACAATACCTTAATCATTATCATTGATCCAACCAACGGTTACTTCCAGTGGAATGGCACAAACTTAGTCAAAGTTGGATCGCTAACTTTTACTCTGTCTGGAACAGGCACAGGTTACACAACCGCTACAGCCGCAGTAGGTGCGCCAAATCAAACTGGTGGCACACAATCAGTCATCACACTGACTACTAACGGCACATCTATCACATCGGTATCTGCTTACGGCACAGGACTTTCAACTGGTACTGGTTACACCAGTGTACCTACAGTTACTATTACCAGCGCTGGTAGTGGCCAAACTATTACTGCGGCTCTTGTCTCTCAACCAGGTACTTGCATTGCTTCATTCTCAGGCCGTGTTTGGATTGCCAATGGCCGTACTCTGTACTACACCGCAGCCGGTACAAACAATGATTTTTACAGTGCATCTGCTGGCAACATCATCTTTAATGACTCCACACTGATTGGCAACATCACTCAATTAGTGTCGGCAAACAACTTTTTGTATATATTTGGTGTTGATAGCATTAACGTTATTTCGGACGTTAGGATCAACACTACCACTGGCTCGACTCTGTACACAAATACCAACATCAGCGCCAGCGTTGGTTCAGATTTACCGTATGCCATGATGCCGTACTTCCGGTCAATTGTGTTCATGAACCGCTACGGTGTGTACGCTTTGGTGGGTTCAACCACATCAAAGATCAGCGATGCTTTAGATGGACTGTTTCCTAGCATTGACTTTACCAAGACGGTCAGTGCTGGCCAAGTGTTGATTTACAACATTTTGTGCGCCAGTTTTAACTTTTACTATAACGGCACATCTGGTACACAAGGTGCGGCACAATACATACAAGCAATATTTTTTGATAAAAAATGGTTTTTTACTTATCAAGGTGCGGTGAAATACATTGTTTCTGTACCAGTAAATGGTTCAGCAACAATTTATTCAACCACGGGTAGTGATCTTCAAACCATGTATCAAAGTGCATCAACTGCACAGGCAACCAAGATTCAAAGTGCGTTGCTTGGCATGGGTAACATCATCCGTGACAAGGTTGCGCTGAAATTTGGTGTTGAAGCCATTTTGAGCCAAGCTATTGGTAACAACATTACAGTAACTGTAGATTCTGAAAACGCTACATCGCCATCAGTCACACTGAATAACTCACAAACTGTTCAATGGACGAACAATTCTGGTGCGGTGGTGTCTTGGATTAACAATTCATTGGCAACCGTATTGTGGTCAAACTACCAGCTTGGTTATTACTTGTACAAGTACGATGCTCAGATGTGGGGTAAGTACATTGGCATGACGATCACCAGCACCAGTCCTACTTACACGATTTCTGGTCTGCAATACGAAACCGAACAGAGGGCTAAATTCTAATGGCCAACATGGACGCTCTTTCAATGGTACGTCATGGCGATGTAAACAGTCTGCAAGGCTTTATTTTTGAGAATGGAGTCCAACACAAGACGTTTGCAGAGACTTTGATGGATCAGAACATCGTAATACCCCGTTTTCCTCTCATGGATGCCAATCCTAATGACTTGGAGGACTGGCTTTTAGCCCATCAAGTTGAGCATCAGGCCATGTCAAATGCGCTTGATTTGAGCAATCCAATCAACCTTTTGGACACAAATTGGAACGATGAATCATCGTTTTATGATTGGTTGAGTACGCATCTCTCTCTTCATCAACAAATCTTAGCTGCACTTGGACTTTAATATGGAAATGCAAAACCCTGCCCCCCCACCAAAAAATTCTAAGTTTTCGCCTCCTGCTATGGATGCGTTGCGTAAAGAGAATGCGCCTGAGAAAACCATGAGTCCATTGGAAATCATTACCAAGAGCATGGATGGTGAAGGTGATCCACAGCAAATGTATGCAGTCTTGATTAAATTGGTTGAAACTGATCCCAAAGTAAGGATTCTTAGAGCCAATAACTCTTTGTTGATTATCTTTAACATGGGTAATGGCGAAGCAGAAGGAACATTAGAAACGGCTGATAATCCTAAAACTCTAGTAAGTAGTTTTAAAGAATTTGCTCAAGCTCTTAAAAAAGCCAATTTCAACAAAATTCATTTTGATGTTGATAACCCTGATATTGTGAGAGTCATAAAAATGGCAGGGTATGAGCCACAAATGTCTAGCGTATCTGGCAATCAAATGTCAGCAACAGTGGAGTTTTAACATGGGAAAAGTAAAAAAAGCTATAACCAAAGTAACATCAAAAATTGGCAATGTGATTAACAACACAATACAAAGTATAGGTAACACCATACAAGCAATTATTAAAAATCCTTTGCCGGTGATTGAAACAGCGGCATTGATTACTGTTGGCGTACCTCCTTCTGTTGCTTCTGCTGCCGTAACAGCAGTCAATGGCGGTAGTCCAAAAGATATTGTCAATGCTGGTATCACTGCTTATGCGGCCACTTCAATTGCTGGTTCTGTTGCTAGTCAATTGCCCGAAGGCACAAGTGCAACCACTGTCAAGATTGTTTCTTCTGCTGCCGGTGCAGATGCCGCAACAACCATCAAAAGTCTAGCAAGTGGCAAAAGTCTGGATGTTGCACTGCAAGATGGATTGGTTGCTGGCGCTTCTGCTGGCGCTGGTACTGCTGCTTCTGGTTTGGTAGAAAACAAAATAGGTGCTGGTGCGGCTGGCGGTGCGGCTGCTGGTGCAACCAGTGCGGCTCTAAGAGGCAAGGACGTTGTTTCTGGCGCTCTTTCTGGTGCAGAGCAAGGTGCTATCAATCCTTTGATTAGCGAAGGAATCAGCCAAGCAAAAGACCTTGTAAGTGGTTTGCCAAAACTAGATACAGGGGGTTTTGGCGACACTTTGTCTGGAATTAAAGAAACCGTTCAACCTTACGTGACGGCTGCCAAAGAGACCGTTCAACCTTACGTCACGGCTGCCAAAGAGACACTCAAGCCTTACTATGACCCAATTTCTGGCGCTGTTTCTAATGTTGCACAAAGCGTAAAAGAAGCCACAGCTCCTGTTTACGATGCAATTTCTGGTCTTGAAGTACCAAAAAATGCGATAACTCAAGCTATTGGTGAAGCGCCAAATTTGTACCATGATCAACAAGTCATGCAACAAATGGCAAAAACTCCCAATGTTCCTTCAATTAGCAATGCTCCTGCATCAACTACTGTTGCTGGAGGTGACATTTCACAAGCCACCACTGGTTCTCCTGCGGCTTTTGGGTCAACCGATGTAGCCATGTTGGATACCACAACACCAGAAGGAATGGGTAGCAAAATAGGCAAAAAAGGTGGAAAATACCCGTGGGGTGACCCAGAAGGTACAACCGCATTAAAGCAAGAAGGGCAGGTAGTTTGATGGCAACTTTAGCAAAACTGTTGCAAGTAGACATGGGCTTGCCTGACATGGCAAAACGCCTTGCTGCCGCTGGTCGGGGCAAAGATTCTATTCTTGCTCACATTAATCCCAAAGAAGCTAAATTGCTTAAAAAGCATGGCGGCAGTGGCAAGATCAATCCTGCTACTGGCATCATGGAGTTTGAGGATGATGAAAATTATGGTTTTACAGAAGATACTGCTTATGACTATGCAGAACCTCGACGTGAAATAACTGATTACCAAGCCAAAGCTCCTGTCGATACTGCACCAGAAGCACCTGCACCTGCACCTGCACCTGCACCTGCGCCAATAGAAGCTGCGCCAGCTACGGCACAAACATCACCTGTTAGAGCACCGTCTGTTATAACTGGTGCGCCTTTGCCTATACTACCTCAACAACCACAAGCTCAACCACAAGCTCAACCAAAAACACCACAACCTGGTTTCTTTGACAAACTTGGTGAATATTCTAAAAAGGCCAAAGAGTTCAATGAAATGCTCAGCCCGTTTGCTCCTTATGCCAAGTTTGGTGGTCAATTGATTGCTGGCGCTAGGGGCGCACAAGCGTCTGAAGAAGCTCAGAAACAGGCTGCTGTGAACGAGCAAGAGATCAGAAAGCTGGCTGAACCGTATCGCCAACAGGCTGCACAGATTGCCCAACAAGGTCAGCAGATGCTGACTATGGGACAGCAAGGACAACTCACGGCTGACCAACAACAGAAGTTGGAAACGCTACGTGCTCAAGCCCAACAGCAACAAGCTCAAGCTGGTATTACCGGCGGTACTGCGTCACAACAATCAGAAGCTCAGATTCAAAGAATTGCTCAAGAATACGCTCAGAACAACATTACTCAAGGACTTGCCCTGATCAACCAGGCTCAAGCAATCTCTGGTACTGCTGACAAACTGATCCAAAATGCAATATCTACAGGATATTCACAAAGTGCTGATGCCGCTAAGTTGGCAAATGAGTTTTACAACGCTCTAGGTTTTAGTCTGCCAGAGACTCAATCCAAAGGTCCGGCACAAGCTGGGGGACAAGCATAATGGCTACAGCATTCATGGGTGGTCAGACTGGATACGATGAGGCAGGTAATCCTATTGGCACACCTGCGCCTCAAACACCTAAGCAGCCTCCACTGACTATACCAAAATCATTGCAAGGCACATTGGGTACAACACCGTCCCCAATCAAAGCACCGCCCGTGATTGCTCCGCAGCCAAGACCTGCTCCTGCGCCAGCACAACCCAAAACTTCAGCCGTTCCGTCAGCAGAAGATTTAATTTCTCATCCAGAAACAGCTTACAGTTCTTTGACAAAACAAGGCGTTAGTGCGCTTCCCGATGAAAAAGAACGGTTGCTTGAACTTGGCAGAATTCAGAGACAACAAGATGCCGAAACTGAATTGTTAAAAGCTCAGAATACTGAAAGACAACAAAAAGAATACAACGACTCTGTGATGGCAATCAACAACAGAGAAAAAAATGACATAGAAGAAACTAAGCAAAAGATTAGCCAAACATCTCCTTTTGCTCCAACACCAGAAAGCGCAAAAGATGTAGCTGGTTTATTTAGTTTAGTAAGCGTTATAACATTTGGGTCTGGTGGTAAAGGCCGTTATTCTGGTATGCAAGCTCTTGCAAGTCTTACTGGTGCAATGAAAGGTTATCAAGCTGGCCGTCAAGATGTTTACGAAAAAGACATTAAAAATTTTGAAGAAAACTTAAAAGCCAACAAACAGCACAATGAAGAGTTGTTAAAAATGTTAGAGCTTGCACAGAAAGAATATTCAAAAGACAGAGAAAACGCACAATTGCTGCTTAATCAAGCGGTTGCACACGACTCTACAGGAGTGATTGCTCGGTTTGCAAGATCAGGAAATATTGCTGGCGCTATAGATGCCGCAAAAATGGTCATTGCTGGCCATGAAAAGATTGAAGAAAGAACACAAAAACTTGAAGATAAAAAGAAAGAGATTGATTACCAGATTGCTAAATACAAAGCCATTCATCCTGCCGCAGGTTTGTATGGAAACATGAACCCCAAGCAAATATTTGATGACAATGCTCATGCAATTGCTAGCTATGCAATGAATCCAAAAGATATTCCTATCAAGGAACGTGGCGCATTGTTGGCTGAAGCTCGCAAGATCAATCCTTCATACAACGAAGGCGATTACAACAACAGAAACAAGGCTATTGGATATTGGCAAATAGGTAAAGGAAGTCAACAACTTCAGTCGTTCAAGACCGTGCAAGGTCACTTGGATTCAATGAATAAATTGATTGATGCTCTGCAAAATGGAGACATCAAAGCACAAAACAAAATCATTAATTTCTTTAAAACACAATTGGGTGAAACAAGCGTTACAAACTTTGAAACCGCCAAGCAAGTTGTTGCCAATGAAGTTGTTCGGGCAATATCTGCTGTTGGTGGAACAAGTGCATTGGCTGATCGTCAAGAAGCGGCACGTATATTTGATGCTGCAAAAACACCAGCCATGCTTAAAGAAAGTATTGGAGTATTGCAAGATTTAATTTCTAGTAAAGTTGATACTGCCAGAGGGTTTTATCAAACCGCAACAGGTAGAGACGATTTTGATAAATTGATTGCGCCAACAACCATAAGTGCGCCAGCAACTACTACAACCGCATCATCTGCTCTTACGAAAGAAGAGCAAGCAGAATTAGCAGCTTTAAAGGCTAAACATGGCAAATGATCGTCAAGAACTTGAAGAATTGCGCCGTATAGATGAGCTAGAGCGTAAAGCTGCTGGCAGCAAAACTGACGCTAAAAAATCGTCTGCTCCTAAAGAAGAATCAGGTTTTGGCGATAGTCTAAAAGAATATGGTAAATCTTTTGTTGAATCACTACCTGCTGCTGGCGGCGGTCTTGCTGGCGCTGAAACCGGCGCTGCCATAGGTAGCTTTGCTGGCCCTATTGGAACTGTTGCTGGCGGTTTAATTGGCGGTATTGGTGGAGCTTATCTGGGTGAAAAAGCCAAAGAGACTGTTGGCGGCATGATTCCAGAAGAAGACGTAAAAGCAGCAGGATTTGGTGAACAGCAAAGAAAACAAGAACGCAAACAAAGTCCTATTGCTTCTACCTTGGGAGCACTCACTCCTGATGTCATGGCTCTTGGCCCAAGTCTTGTAAGAGCAACAAGGTATGGTGCGGGTTTATTGCGGTCACCAGAGCCGCTTGCCACAGTCAAAGATGCTGCTGAAGTTGGTGAAAAAGGATTTAAGTTGCTTCAAGATAAAGCAGGAAAATTATTAAAAACTCGCCAAGCCGAAGCAGATATTAATTATGAAAATGCTTTTAATGTTGCACGACAAGCACAAGCAAAAGGTGAGCCGTTTGCAGTTTCTCCTCAAGGACGAAATTTAATTGCAGAACTTGAAAATGATAAACGTGTAATTGCAGGTGGCAAAGAATTTGAAAAAGGCGAGGAAAAGATTGCCGGTATTGACAGATTGATAAAAGCAATCAAGGGAACCACAACGGGGGGAGGAACTGCTCCTGTTGGCAAAGGTTTGGTTTCTAGCAAATTGACTAAAAAACTGCCTACCAAAACAACAGAAAAAGACATTGAGGCTTTAGTTGAAGAATTGCGTTTCTTGCGTGATGTAGATGCTAAAGGAAAACCTTACGAGGCGTATGGTGCATTAAGCGCAGACTACAAGCGCAAGCTTATTGACAAACTTGAAAAGCAATTGTATGACTGGGCACCAGAGTACAAAGCTGCTGACAAGGCTTACAAAGATGCGTCTGCAAAACTTTCTCCATTCAAAACGCAACTTATGTCTGGCGCTTTAAAAGGCGAAAAATTCAATCCTGCCGATTTGGTTGCAAGTCCTGAACAATTTGGAAACACATTTTTTAAAGACAAAAATAGTGTTGAAAATTTAATAGAAGCTACAGGCGACAAAGCTGAAGTTGCTCGTTTGGCTAAAGAACATATTGCTTCAGTTTTTGCAAACAAGACCCCTCAACAAATACAAGCAATAGTCAGAGATAGATTGCAAGCTCCTTGGATGAAAGAAGCTGGTATTTATGATGATGTTGTTGAATATGCTAACAAAGCAACAAGCGCTCAAGATAAACAAAAAATACTTTCTAATTTGAAAAGAGGTGCTGTGTTAGGTATTGGTGCAACCGCTATTGGCGGCCCTGCATACTACGGCATTCGAAGAGGATTGGGATTATGAGCAAGAAAAAACAACTTGGTATTGACCCTGCGCTTGAAAAAGCCATTGCCAAACTGTTGGAAGAGACTGTCAATGATGTCACTGCCAGCTTGACCGACAAGATGAAGATTATTGATCGCAGCTTGAAATTGGAAGCCTTGAAACTCAAAGTGTCTGATGACGCATGGGGATCAGGATTCTTTGAAGAAGATGACGAGAGTGAAACATAACGATATACTACGGCTTTCTTTTAGGGGATGATCATGGAACAAAAAGTAGCTGCTCTTTTATCGTTGGCGTTAGCGGTAATTACCGACAGATTGTTAACAATCGTTGCATTGGGGATGACATTTGCCCTAGCAACGTGGATAATGAACAATCCTGACTGGTTAAGACTGTGCGCCTTTGGATTCTTCTGTGTCAGTGTGTTTCTGCCTGTTCTATACAAGGAGCGTAAACGTGAACAAACTATTCCAAACCCAGTGCCTGTACAAGGAAATGACGCATTCTAAGGATGCAACTTTTCGTAATGGCGACAACCGTGTTCCTGTAGACGGCACACTTCAATACCGGTGGGCTGACAGCATGTCCACTCTGCGTCCTGAGACTGGCCGCAACTTCATGGAAAACAAGGGTGTCTTCAAAGACAAGCACCCGACAAATCCAGAATCCAGCCCGTTCTATATGACCGGTGGCACAAAACGTAGCCATCCGCAGGAGTAATCAATGGCCAATATCACATCTTTTGCTCCCGCACCAATCAGCCAGGCCAATGGCCAAGCAATAACCCAAGCCAATCAACGCTCTGGTGCTTATGATGCCGTGGACAAGCTGCGGGTCAGCACACCCCAATCCTTGATTGACACTGACTTTGAATACGGCCAACAGTCTTCAAAGTGGGAACAAGTTGCACTGCAACAAAACCGTCAGTCTTGCTATTACTTAACCAACACGCCTTTGCAAGTCACTGCTATTGCTGGCAACCAGACAAACAAGTATCAGTTGGGAATTACTACCAGTAATAACACTACGATTCCTACAGGCACACCGATTTTCATTCAAGACCCGTTGGATGCCAATGCCGGTGGTTGGGGACTTGTGACCACAGCATCAAGCGCCAGCACCTCTTTTACAGTGACTATGGGTTCACAGACCACAACTTCTACTTGCTGGTCAGCCACTGCCACTTACGTGTACCAAGGCTATTTTTATAGCCAGTGTGGTATATCTTTGGGCATCACCACAGCATTTACTTTCTCTGGCGCAACAGTGACTTGTGTCACGGCATACCCTCATGGTTTGTCTGTTGGCTCTCTGATCTTTGTGACAGGCACAACAGGACCATCCGCTGCTACACAGATCAACTCGCCACAAACTGTGGCTACTGTCACAGATGCCAAGACATTTACGTTCACCAACGTCAATGGAACACCGTCTGCAACCATCACCAACGTGGCCAACAACACTACGCTGTATGCCCGTCCTTCTGGTTTTGTGGACTGCCATGCTTATGATGGATCGGTTAACTTCACTGCTGGCGCTGCTGTGCCTAACGCAATCCTGTTCCGTCAGACTCGCAGATATTTCCGCTATCAGTCTGGCAAGGGCATTCAGTTCTCGACCGGATCAATGCTTGCCCCTCAGATTCAGACACCTACTCTGACGGCCTCTGGTTACACGGTTACTGTCACAACCAAGACCCCACACTTGTTGGCCATCAACACGTATGTCAAAGTCACTGGCGCTGACCAGACCATCTACAACGGCACATTCTTGGTGCAGTCTGTTCCTTCTGCCACGACATTTACTTACTTCACCGCAGGTAATGTCGTGCCAAGCGTTCAGACCGAAACGTCTACTGCACCCAACATCTTGCACGTTAGCCCAATCAATTGGTGGGGCAGTAGCAACAAGATTGGTTTCTTTGACCAACAAAATGGATTCTTTTTCCAATACGATGGTCAACAACTGTATGCCGTTTTACGCAACAGTATCAACCAAATACCTGGCACTGTGTCTGTGACCAACGGTAATGCCACGGTTACTGGTAGCGGTACACAATTCTTGAGCAATTTGGTGGTAGGTGACTACATCGTTATTCGTGGTCAGTCTTACAAAGTCTTGACCATTACAAGTGACACGCAACTCTATATCTCTCCTGAGTACAGAGGAACAACGATTGCCAACGCTATTGTGTCTCGCACTATAGATGTAAAAGTCCCGCAGTCACAGTGGTATGACACGTTGGATGGCTCTAATAGTCTTTCCAATCCGTCTGGTTATGCGCTTGATCTGACCAAAATTCAGATGTGGTACATCGACTATTCTTGGTACGGTGCTGGCGCTGTTCGGTTTGGTATTCGTACTGTTGGCGGTGCTATCAACTATGTCTACACATTCCAGAACAACAACGTGCAGTACACGGCTTACTTGCGTTCTGGCAACTTGTGCAGCCACTATGAACAAAACAATGAAGTCCCTGTGACTAACCTGTTGGCAAGTATCGGCACTGGTGACACAACGATCAATGTCGGTAGCACACAGAGTTTTAACCCTGCCGGCGGCACTGCGATCATTCGTGGCAACGGTACGGCTGGTGTGGTGGAGTACATCAAGTACACAGGACTGACTGCCACAACCCTGATAGGTGTGACCAGAGGCCAGACTGGTGGTGCGGCTGCGACTGCGTTCACTTATTCAGCTAGTGCGCCTGTGACAGTGGAATACTCTTCTCCTGACACGGCAGCACTGTTGTCTCACTGGGGTTCGTCAGTTGTGATGGATGGCGGCTTCACAGCAGATGCGTCAGCCATTTACAACTACGGCATGACCACTTCTTTGACCAGCCCGAACTCTACGGCTGCTGTGCCGATCATGGCCATCCGTCTTGCTCCATCTGTGGACAACGGCACGACTGGCTTGTTTGGTGTAAAAGAAATCATCAACAGATTGCAGGTTCAGTTTCGTGAGATTGCTGTAGTGACCAACGTCACATATTTGATTCAATTGATTTTGAACGGCGTACCGTCAGGATTCTCTGGATCGTTTGGTAACGTGGCTCAATCAGGTACAACCACAGATTCGATTTCACAAATAGCGGTGAACACTACAAACTCAATAACGATCAGTGGTGGTACATCCATTGCGGCTTTCTACAGCAACACTGGTGGGCAGACCACGTATGACCTGTCATACATTGCGCCAACAGGAAATGCGGCTTTGGGTGGCGGTACATCTAACACTGTGCCAACCAGCCAGGCTAACGTCTTCCCAGATGGTCCTGACATTGTGTATGTGGTGGCCAGTGCAACAATTGCCGGTGCAAGTAACACATGTCTTGCTCGTTTAAACTGGGTGGAGTCTCAGGCTTAAATCTCTTGGACGAGGATGACAACTTCGGATTGTTCAGCATACTGTTTTGTTACGTGTGCTTCAATGATCTGGGTGTCATCCCCATAGACTACGCCGTTCATGGCATCACAAAAACTCTTTGCCACATTATCCCAATCGGGTTTCTTTAAGGGTTTGTCTAGCCCGTTTAAACAGGCTTCCCTGCGTTTATTTGAGTATGACTTTGGCACTGCCATGTTGATGCTGATAAAGACCCGTACAGCGCCTTGGATCGCTTTAGAGTCACCCATCGCTTGCAAAGCGTAAAACCTTATCTGATCTTCATAAGATGCTGTTTTGGCATCTGTGTAGGTTTTGACAAAGTTTCCACGCTTTGCAAACTTGGGGCGACCTTTCCCCCGTGGTTCACCAGGGACGCTGTACGTGACTTGCATCATTTAATCCCCACAAAAACAAGCTATTGATTCTTGTGTTGCGTCAAACATATCAATTTGATCTTTTGTATATTTCATCATGCTTGCATATGTAGGACGATCTTTGCTGAATCTACCTTGAGCCAAATGTTCTTGATTTGCCCACCAAACCGCACGTTCTGGATTTTCTTGAATCATGCTTGCTACTTGGGAAATTGGCTTCATAAAACATAAATCACAATTTGAATAATATCCATTGGTAGGAAGATCAAGATCAAAAAAATTTGTTTTCCAAAAATCTAAAACGTCATTTTTAGTTACTTTGGCATAAACCAACGGTGTCCACTTATCTTTCATTTTGGCAGCACGATATTGTTCATCAGCCCTGATGCCAACAGCAGTAATGTAATCATTAAAACCTATAGATTTTAAATAGGATTCAATAGGTTTTATCTTTGTATTGACAGTGCAGATTCTTTGTACAGAATTAGGTAAGTAAGGTTTACCGTTTTGCCAAATTGATTCTGCAAATGGTTCTCCGTTTCTTGATGCTGTTTGATAAGAAACTACTTTAAACCTATCAACGGGTTTTTCAGCCCATTGATACTCTAACCAAACAATTGACACATTCCAATTAACAGAACAATCATGCACAAATTTAAGAGTTGCTTCATCTTCTTTACCAGTGTTGGCAAAACATACAACAGCTTCATTTGGCAGGCTCATATCATGAGCTTCTAATATTTTGTAAAGCATGTATGCACTTGTTCGTCCACCACTAAAACTGATGCACGTTGGTTCTGTAATTAGGAATGGATTCATTTACTTTCCAATGACTTCTGAAGCACTTCCCGCAGCCACTTGATCCCGCCCAGACGTTTCCATTCCTCGTTGTGTCTGGGGATCAATCTGATTCCGATTGGCTTGCAACTCTTCGTAAGTTCTGACTTTGGTCTTGGCATTGTCGATTTCCATTAAAAACTCTTGTTGTATACCTTTCCAAAGACCAAGCGGATGGCTCTCCAGCTCTTGCACTCTGTACCAAGTATGCTCTTTCCAACCCCTCGTCATGCCCATACGGATCAAGTGATTTAAGGTCTCCTGATAGTATGAGGGCTTGACGGATGGTGGCTGGGAGGAAGAGTCTACCTTCTCTGACTTGATCGAGAATGCGTATTGCTTCATCCTTGGTCATGTCAAAACGGGATTTCGTCATCATCAATGTAATTCTGCTTTTGCAAAGCAGGGCGACCAAAGCCAGGGCGGGGTGTCAAAGGACGGGGCTGCACTTCTTTGGGCGTGTCCTTTTCCTGCTCCTTCAACTGATTCTGTTTCTTGCTCCAGTTGTCTTCACGCAACGACAGTAGCGTAAAACCAGATGAAGTTTCCTTAGTCCAGACACCAAACTTCAGCTTTTCGCCGGCCTTGTAATCCATCTCAAGGGTGATGAATCCAGTGTACTCAGGTGCTTTATCTGACCTGCGCTTCTCTGGTGGATCGTAGTAGGCAACTCCTGTGCCTGGTCTTTGTATGTGTGGGTCTGCCATAAGTTACTCCTTGATGTTATTAAGATTAAATGTGTCGGACATGATTTCTTGGTAATCGAAATGTTTACCAAAACAGTCCTTAAAAAAGATTTCTTCAGCAGAAAATCCCTCTATCCCTTTATCATATACATAGCACTTTTTAGGAATGCTGATCTGATTTTTGAGGAATGCCATGCCTTTGCTGGTGACTTGCCACAGTCCCTCTGACTTCTTGGTCTTGTCTTCTGTCTTGTCTACTTTGACGATCAGACCCCAGTGCTGCAGTGCGGGATAAGTTCTGCTCTTGACGATCCACAGTGGTGCAGTGTCAGTGATCTTTACAAACCCGTTGTCGTTGACTGGCTGGCGTGACAACCATAGCAAGGACAGTGCCATGTTCTCTGTCAGGCTCACAGCATTGATCTTGCCCCAGCGGTCACAGCAAGGACAGCGACCTCCTTCGTTTTCGATGGTAGTGCGCCAATTAGCTCGAATTGAGTCCAGCGCCCCCTCCCCAAAAAAATCCAGTTGTTTCATAAAACTCATGGCTGCACCTCCAACGGTGTAAGTTTGGCCAACAAAGTGGCGTTGCACTTTTCAAGAGCTTTCATACGTTCTTCTTTTGCTTCTTCTGTAAATTTAGGACTCTTCTGTATCTTGATAAACAATACGTTAAATGCTTCAAGCCATTCCTCCATCGTGGCGTAGCTGGCGTAGGCTTCTTCAGCGCCAGGGATCATCAAAGCATAGGGAAGGCTCTGCGTAGGCTCAAATACTTCAGCATCTGATACTGTCTCCACCCGTTCCACGTTGCCCATGTGCTTCGGCGGCGGCTGAAAATCTTGAACTTCTTCCGGCGTATAGACTCCGACAACGCACCCTGGGAAGACGGCACGAATGCCTTCCGAAATAGTTCTCGCACGTAACATTGCTCTTGGGTACTTCGACCAATTATCCTTATTTGCGATTCCAATGCGCTTCGCCTGAGCAAGACTCCAGCCCAACTCAAGTGTACCGCCCTGCGGATGGCTAAAGACTCCCGTAACCTGCTCATCTGTGTATTCCTTCCAAACTACTGAACCACCGGCTGCTTGAAAGCGAGCCAGCATTGCGTCTGCTTTGAGTGCTGGACGGCCTTGGATAACGTGGTAGTCCCGCATTGCCACGGCTGGGTGCATGTTCTCGCCTTGGCACAGCAACATGATTGCCAGTGCTTCCTGAGAGTTCTTGAAGCCAAACATCTTGGATGATGCTGCAACCTCGGCCATCTGTTGCATGTCGTTATACGGAATGATGTTGCTCATATTTACCCCTTAATTAAGAATCTACGGCTACCAGCCTTTTGCACAACAAACTTCTCGTAAATGTCGGGCATGGCTGACTGAAACAGCTTGCCATCAAAACCCATTGTGGGCTTGGCAGACTTCCATGTGGCCAGTACTGAGCCATCAATGGCGACCAGGCTGTCAGCATCTTGCATGTACCCTTGGATCAGTGTCTGGATTTGCTCTTCTTGCTTCTCCAGTTCCTTGATCTTGGCCTTGAGATCAAACAGGATGGCACAGGCTTGCTCGACCGATTGGCTGGCCATCTTTGCTGTACCAGCTACTGAGGCAGGGTAGAGCAGTTTGGTCTGCTCTAGGTCTTCTGGCGGCAGTGTTGTGCCGTTTTGCACATGAGTCCAGACTTCGGACATGGTGCGGATATGGTCAGCCTTCATCTGATCGGTGACCTCGACAGGGATGATGACCAGCTCTTGGCCACCAAACAGGACAGCCAGATAGACCTTGTTCACGCCCACGACTGTTGCTTCATGGATACACTGAGCCATGTCAGCAGGTGGCATCATGCCGGTGTCAGGATCATATTTTGATCTTGTGGCTGCGTTGTAGTTCTTGCATTCGATCAGGACTCTGCGGATGTCTTCGTACCCTTCAAAGTCTATGTGGGTTTTTAGCCACACGTTGTCTGGGTGGCTGAATGATTCATCACGCTTGGTTAACTCAAAACCAAGACGCTGTGCAGCCAGTTGACCAATGATTGGTTCCATGACATGACCCATCTGGACAGCTTCTATGCCGGACAGATCGGGAATAGGCATCTTGCCCAGCTTGGTCAGAATAACTTCGTTGGCTTTACCAGATGCTATGCGTCTGGCATCGCCTGACCACATTGCACTATTGCGGGTTTCGGGTGAAAAGTCACTCATGTCTAATGTCTCCTGCCAAGAGTTCTTGCGTTTCTTCCAAAGTGAATTGGGGCGGGGTGGATTCTTCATAATGCTCACCAAGGGGTGTACAGCGGCCTGAGGGCTTGCGTTCATGGGTGGCAAAGGGTAAGTCTAGGATGGGCAAAAGATCGCCTGTAACGAGCGATATTGGCCGTTCGTATCCGCAACGGGATAGCATAAGGTCATTGGGGGATGCTTCGGATAGAAGCCAGTGCTTGCAGTTTTTACAGAGTTTCATGGATAACTTCCTTTTTGGTGATACTCAAGATTGAGTGATTGAATGATAACACTATGATTAGATAGTGTATTGTTTAATTTTCTTGTCCTCCTTTACTTTGGGGTTATTGGGTTTTACAGTATCTACACCTAGTTTGCCTAGTACTTCACGCCAGGCTTTCTGGGCGGGGATGCAGAGTTTGCCTCCGGCTTCTTCTTTAGCTTTTAGTTTGTATGCCCATTCTTTGCTCATGCTGCTGTCTCCCTATAAAGTTTGGATTGATTGTGTCTACGTCTGATCATTCTTACTTTCACTTTAGATTCCTTTCGGCAATACAAGGGCTACGATAGGGATGATGATAGGTAATAGCATCATTCTTATCTCAACCTTGTGGGGTTGTTATCAATGGGGTTTGACCCTTATTGATATGCACTGCTTTATTTATCGACCCAGAGAATGTGTCTCTGCAACACCCTATCAGCCTATCTAGTCGTTTATCGCTTGTGGTGCAACACTCACGCAGCCGTCCCCCTTGGGTCAAGCTGATCCGCTTTCCTCCCTCGCTGCCACAGACATGGGCACTTAATATCGCTAGGGGTACGGTTGTGTAAAAAGGACAATAAAAAAGCCCCTTACAACTGCCCTCGGTAGAAACCCATTGGTGTAGACCAAGGGCGAGAGCATGTGTAAGAGGCTTAGACATAGTTGCTTTCTACGACAACGGTTAAAAATATATCACGACTTAACAGGACTTGTCAAGAGTCGCCAGGCAGTGGCAGCACACAAAGGGACTTGTCCATTTCCAATGGCTTTAAGTCTGTCCACTCTAGAGGCCAACCCATCAACCACTCTGTCCACGTTGGGTTCAGTTTCCCACCATTGTGCAGACCCGATACTTGTTCCCCAAGGTTGCCCTTGCCCCTGTCCCTCAACGCATGGCGAGAGTCTTGGGCTTTGGGTGTTCCCCACATATTCCGAATTGGATATTTCTGAGCAAATCCCGCCAAATTCATTGTGTATCTTTTCCCCGCCAAAGTTGATGGACTGTTGTGATTTGCCCCGCCCGTACTGCTTGTAGGCGTTGGAACTAGCGACAATCCATATTCGTTCTCGTTTGTGCTTTGCACCAATGTCGGCAGCAGATACAACTCCCCACCTACTGTCATACCCCATTGAGGTAAGGTCTGCAAGGACTCGTTCAAGTCCTCTAGTAACGAGCATTGGACTGTTCTCCACAAATGCGAATCGGGGTCGAACCTCGCCAATAATCCTTGCCATTTCTCGCCACATTCCTGATCGTTCTCCGTCAAGTCCGTCCCCATTTCCTGCAACGGATATGTCTTGACAGGGAAACCCGCCCGATACAACGTCAACAATTCCTGCCCAAGGTCTTCCGTCAAAGGTTTGAACGTCATCCCAAATCGGGAAAGGCGGGAGAGTGCCGTCATTTTGTCGGGCGAGCAATACGCTTGCGGGGTAGGCTTCCCATTCAACGGCGCAGACTGTTCGCCATCCAAGTAGTTTGCCGCCAAGTATTCCTCCACCTGCACCTGCGAAAAGAGCCAACTCATTCATCATCCCCCCAAAATCAATAGAACGGCTAAGAAGCCCACGACAAATGCAGCCAGTCCATATAGCACCACTTCATGTAGGGGCATGGGTTCTACCCATTGGGGTTCTTCCGGAAATGCGTCCATGAGGGTGCGAGGGAATGTCCTAAAAGTGTCGTCATGGTGTTTGAATTTGATCATAATGGGCGCTCCAGGTTAACCAGAATACGGGTTATTTCAGACTCTAATGCTTCACGCTCGCCAATGGTAGTAAACCCATCCTGCAACATTGTCAGCGCCTTACATAGTGCATCAAACATGCATGGGGCTGCAGCCATTAGACGGGCATTGACCAACGCCTGGGCATCATAATCGGGCTGCTTTTTGAGTGATGGGGCTTTAAGGGCCACTGCCGATCCGATTGACGGGCCATTATCTGCAGGGACAATATACCGGCCCTGCGTGTGCCAGGGTCCAGGCGTAGTGGTTGTCAATTGATGGGTGGTATCAGGCGTGTCAATTACTATCATGATTTTATTCTCCAAGGGTTTAGGGGTTTAGATAGTGCAGCAGCCACAGCATGGGGCATCTTCGCAGCGTCCGGCCTTGTTGCGATAATATTCCTGGCCACTGAAATTGAACACGTGCGAGCGGTATTCTTTAGGGGTACGTGTACGGGCTGCCAGATAGGCGCTGTCGTTCTCCGATTCCATTAGGCAGCTACTGTCTACTTCCGGATCCCCTGGTTCACTGATAAAAGCTTTTTTGGCAACAGTGTCATAAATTATTGAGTCCCCAGGGTTTATAGGTATGCCGGTTAAAGCACAGCGGCCAGGGTACTTGGCTATCATTGATTTTTGCATGATGGAACTTCCTTAAATTGATTTATAAACGTAGGACTATATAACCCCTATCCCTTGCAGAATAGGGGCTATATGGGGCTATTTAATAGCCTACAGCGTAATCTTCTAGGCTAGTGACAAGGCCGTCAAAGTCTTCGCTGCTACCGAGCATATCGGCCATGGCAAACACAATGCTCGCATCAATGCCTAGGCTATCGGCTAGATCGAGTAAATACTCTTTACGTGTTTCAAACCCGTATTCTTGATAAATTGTCATGATGGGAACTCCCTTAATTGATTGATTGAAAACCCTGTGAAACACAGGCCATAAACCCCTATTTCTAAGGGTTTACAGTCTATACTCAAGCTTGCATTAATCGGATAACCCTGGCCATCTTTTGACCATGCGCTGGATAGCATATCAAGTCAACCGATTTATCCCAGCATGCCCGGCATCCGCTGCACTTACCCTCATGTTCATATGCCCGGCATAAACTAGAACCAGGTTGATCCTGGTAAGTAGCTGCATCTGGACCGATCACCGATCCATGCAAGCCAGGGATATATTCGCCGGTTATTGAGTCGCTAGAGAATCGCACTGACACGTTATCGAGTGCTTTCATGGCATCAAATACCATGCGAAATTTTGGGAATTTATGCATACGTGTAGGCAGCCAGTGCTTGCACCAGGGCGTACGCTGCATAACCTCTAGAATCTTTTCTGCCAGTGCAAGAGAATATACGTCCCCAGAATCAAACCAGCGGAAATAACGATCATTCTCTAATGCAGCCACCATATCATCAACCCAGTCCATGCGCTCCCAGTCCGTACGATTGAATTCTCTAGGGGCTTTGACGTTAGGATAATTGTAGTTGCCTGTAGTGGCATAGCATCCCTTACACGCATCAACTAATACGCCGGGACTTGCAATTGATCCGGGACAAGTATCGATAGCTTGCAATGACCAGGATCTTATCCCGTCTAACTTTGATGTAATTGAAATTCTCGGCATAACAATGCTCCGGTTAAAGTGCAAAATAGCACTGAATAGCCCGTAGGCTATCCGCTGCTATCTTAAACCTTGATTACATTCTCTAAACCATAAAAATGCTCATGGTTAGCTAAATAACCTATAAACAGCATAATGTCAGGCTGCTGGCCTACTATGTCGCTAGTATCTTTGCAGATACCAGGTGAAGTTAAAAATTTAGACTCTAAACCACACTCTTTAACCAGTACGTTTAGATTGTCTACTGTAGTGCTTACACGTGCTTTTAATATCATGGTTACTTTCCTTTGAGTTAAGATCATGCAAAATTACATGATGATTATATAACGAGACAACTACAGTAATGGTTGACAACAATCTAAAATAATTTATTGTTGTATTTATGCCATTGTCAGTTAAGTGTAAGCATACTCTATACAATGATGTTACATACCCTAAAGCTTATATCATGTGATAGCATCATAGTGATTAATTGATAGTTATCCACAATGGTCATCATGGGGTAAGGCTGAATGTATTCCGCTTATCGTTCTCAGTACAATAAGCATAATCCATGCCTGCTAGGGTGCTATGTGATGCTATACGTGCTATATAGTACATAAGGCGTAATGGAATGGACGAGTGAATGGGATGCTAGCTCTATGTGGTGTGACCCCCACATTGCTCCCAC